TATTTTTGTTAGTTTAATTCTAATTTTTTTTAAAAATAAAAGGACTTTGAATAATTGCAAAACAATAAATTTTAAGTGTAGACCAAAAAGTTGCCGTCTTGATCTATTATTATTTCAAATAATTCGTCAATAATAAACCGCTCCGCTGGTAATATTGTAGGGTAAAGTCCGCCAACACCTTTAAAGTTTGCCGAAATTGTTGCAACATTTTCCATTGGAGCCGACTGGCTTATTGACTCAATCATTGCCAAACCTATAAAGGTTAAATTATCGTCTTGCCCAGCTGACAAATATACGCGATCACGATTAACGTAAGCGTTGAATAAATCGCCAAATGAAAAGCCGTCTTGAATGTATAAGGATTCGCTCGATAAGGACCAGGACGCAAGCCTTGAAATATGGTCTGCAAAAAACCCCGACTCGTTGCTTGTCTTATCAAGTTGTCCCATTTCAGCGGACAACTCGTAACTGGTTGACTTGGCAACTTGATTGAGTCCAACCGTTACAAATAAAGCCGAGCCATTTACCTTAGCCATTTATCCAGTTCTCAATTGTCATTATTTCACGATGCACAATGTTTGTGTCCGTAATACTTGAAAGGCTAGTTTGTTGCACAAGCTTTGCGGTAACAATTTTGCCAACCTGGAGCGCCAAATAATTTTCGGGATAAAGGCAAACGATTTGTAAAATAGAGTCGGCGATTAGATCAGCGTCAATGCGTCCGTATGGGGCAATCCCAGCCGTTACAACGTCCAAGGTAATTGTGGTAATGTAATTATATTCCTGGTTGTCTTTGTCGTCTTCTTGCGTTTGGTTTCCGATTAAAATGTAAGGAAAAACCGCCGTGTCAGGCGCAAAGGTATCGTAACAAGGGACAAGCGCACCTTTATAAGTAATCGTATTATTTAAAGCCGTCCAATAAGCTTTGCGAATAAATGGCTTAATATTTCTCATTTTCCAAGTAATTTTTTTAATGTGCGCTCAATGTTTTTTGGCAATTCCGTCCGTTGTTTAAAAACCTCGGGATAAAAGAACGGTCTTGCTGGTAAGTTAACTTCTTTTATTCCGTCGCCTTTAAATTGGGCCGCGAAATCGCTTAACTCGCTTGGGACCTTTACCCTGGTCCCAGTTCCAAACTCAACATAAGCCGCGTAATTAGCGCCAACCTCAACGCCGCCCGTTATTTCGTTTTTACTTACTTTAATTGGCGTTGATTGAATACTATTTTTTAGCGCTCCAGTATCAACGGCCACATTGCTTGCCGCTTCGCTTTCAATTGCCAACATTGAATCCTCAACCTCCGCCCGTACATAGTCGGCAACGTCGTCCTCTAAGTTTTTTAAGTACTTATAAAACGTGTTAAGGCTTTGCTTGTTAAATTCAATGCTTAGCATTTTAGTCTCGTTGTGTTGCGATTAACTTAATCATTCTGTCGTATTCGTTCACGTCAATTATTTCGCTAATTATAAGCGTTTTGCCAGCGTAAACAATGTGCATGGACTTGGTAATTGTAACCAAAGGATTATCTCTAATTATAACCTCCCATTGGTTTTTAATAACCATTTGGTCCTCGCTATTTTGCCGCGATCCACTAAGATTGGTAACCTTTGCCCAACAAGTGTATGACAATCCAGGCGCTGAATAAAAACCGCCATAACCATCGCCAAATAAATTGGAATTGTAAAACGAAATGCGCTCACGCAAATCGCCAGCTTTAAGTTCCTTATTAGTCCTCACGCGCCAAACCAATTATAAGTTTTATAAGGCATTAAGATTGCCTTAACTCCTAAAGGCGATGGAATGGCCTGTAAATCGCTAAAATCTTCGCGTCGTTCATACAAGGTATTAACCATCATTTTAACGGCAAGCTTTATGTCCTCGGGAACCGTTGTAAATCCAGCAACATAAACCATTTTAAACTTATAGGATTGTGCGCCTCCTATAATGTTAATCTTTGGAAACAATCCCACGTTTAACTGGTAATTTAAAGCCGTCTCAGCATTGTTTTGATCTAGCGTTACAACCTTAGTAACATCCCCAGCAGCAACCAAGGGACCATAAGGGATTTGCCATTGGTATGGAAATCCAAAGGATTCAATTGTTACTGTCTTGCGAATAATTGCCTTACCCATATAGGATTCACAATGTAGGCGCGCCACTTTTATAAGGCTAGTAATTAAAGTATCCTCGGTAGCTCCGTCGATTCTAGCGTATTCTTTTGCCTCTGCCAATGTAATTGGCTCGGTAACTGGCGCCACGTCTGCAAACTGGATAGAATATCCTGTAAAGGACGAATTACTTGGCGTATATAGTAAATCACTCATTGTATTGTTTTTTTGCTTTGTCAACGATAAAATTAAAGAATCTTTCTAGTTCTTGGTCCTGGTATTTAAGGCGCTCCTCTGCAAGGTTGCGCATTATGTTTTGGTGAAAGTCATATAAAATTTCGTCGCTCATTAACTCCTCAATCTTTGCCGCCATACCGTCCAAGTCCTCACGATCAAAGTAAAGGCCAGCGGCACCAAGACACTCCTTTAAGCCGTCCGTAGGCGTGCAAATAACTGGCAGCCGATTAATTGCCGCCTCCAAACCAACGCGCCCATAAGACTCATAAAACGACGGCACAAGGACAATGTTTGTTTTGCCGTAAATCAAATGCACGTCGGGAGTTTGCGCCACATACTTTAAATTTTTTAAAGTGTCATCCATGATTTGCTCGCCATAGCTTCCAAGCACGCCAAGAAATTTGCGTTTTGGTAGTCGCTTGGCCAGTTCAATTAATATCTGACCGCCTTTGTTTTCGTTGCAATTTATAAGGGTAATGTATTGCCCATGCTTGCGGTTGTACTTTACATCCTCGGGAAAAATTGGCGGCTTGCAAACAATCGACGCGTTTGGGTAAGGCCCATTTTGTACGTTCTTTTCGTTTGCCTTATTGTTATAAACAACGTGAATATTTTGTTGCTTAAAACGGACGTTTCTATAATCGGAATCGTTGTGGCTTAAAAAAATTAATTGCTTTTTAAATTGCCTTGCCCAATTAATTGCAACGCCTGTATTGTCTAAATGGGTGAATATTACGCTTGCATTTTGTAAGGCTAAAAAAAAGTCATTTGAATAGTAACCAGTTATAAACTTTATAAAAGCAAACTTTTCGCCGTCGGGATAAATTTGGCCCTCAGGTAAAATCACTTCAATACTGCATCCTTTTTCGTGAAAATATTTGGCGTAATGTTGAACGGTCCACTCGGCGCCCGAGTTATGCGTGCCCGCCCACGCGTGTACAAAAAAAACGATATTCATGTTTTTTTATTTTTGATTCGTTGAAAGGTATTGATTTTTAGATAAATAAAAAAAGGGCGCCAATATTTGGCGACCCTTTTATAAACAAACACTTACTTTCCTTATACTGCGGAACCGTTAGCCAAAGCGGCTGCAAATGTTCCGTAAACGATTGATTGAGTAGTGTAAACTGCAAGTGCAATTCTTTCCTCAACGCGTACGGTTACAAAGTTCTTGGTTACGTTGTCAGCATCTTGCTCAAAAAACTCAAGAGTTACGCCCTGACGAACGAACAACTGGGAACCAAGTGCAAAGTCTCCAACAAAGAAATCGCCAGCAACAACGCCATTGATTGCGTAAACTGGAACGCCCATGATAAACATTTGACCAGCTGACATTGTAACGTAAGAAGGCAAAATGTAAGCTCCAGCGTTTTCCTTAGTAGATACTAGGCTAAGGTAGTCGGATGGGTTAATCATGATTGCATTTGGCGCGTATTCGTTCTTAGTAGTTTGAACTACCGCAGCAGCCAAAACGTCAAATCTATTAATTAGAGTACCAAATTTAACAGTTGTCCAAGCCGATCCGTCGGTTGCAAAACCGTTCAAGTTTTGACCTGTTCCGCTTCCGTACAAAAGTTGGGTATCTTCAACGTTCAACAATTTGCTAGGCGCACGGCTAGAAAGGTAAGCAATCAAGCCTGGGGTATCGTCCAACATCTCTTTTGTCAATCGCATGAAAGTTGGGATTGTTCTGATAGAACGATCTACCGCAGTCAAATCGAAATCAGATTGAGGCTTCAAAGAACCTTGAGCGGTTGGAGCCGCTGCGTTGTCGTAAGCTGACTCACGCACGAAACGGATAAGGTTGCTAGATGTTTGACCAACTGGCAACAATTGACGAACGTTTACTTTTCTGTTTGGGGTAAACTTTAGATCAGGAACGCGGTCCGCTGGAATAACTTCGCCAGTGTAAGCATTTCCAACCGTCATGTCGGAGCCTTTCAATTCAAGGTCCAACTTTACTTTATTAGCGTTGCCGCTTTTGTAGTTTCCGAATGCGTCAGAGTTAAAAGCTTTCTCTAGTTCGCTAGAAAAAGAATAACTTTTAGCAGACTTAGAAAAACTAGCCTGGGTGCGTGCATCTACGCCGTCAAGTTGAGCCTGTAGGGCGTCAGCTTTTTCGTTTAACTTAGCGGTTTCGGCAGAAAGGTTTTTTCTGAATTCCTCACCAGCTTCTTTCATTGACTTTACGTCGGAAATCAACGCCTCGTTGCCTTCCAATTTCGCAAGTACTGAATCTAATTGTGATTTAATTGCGTCCATTTTGTTTTAAATAAATTTTTTGAATTTAGGTATATATTCGAACTCCAAAGCCATTGCTAAACTCGGGTCTTGCTCGATAACGAATTGACTTGCGTCGGATTCTACGGCCAAAACTGAATTGTTATCCAATGCCTTTAAATGTTCTTGAATTTGCTTTAATCCGATTTCAAGTTGAATCATAGATTCGTCGGTAAGGTTGCCGTTTCTAAGAATGCCACAAAACTTGGCAATCATGTCCTCGGTCTTTGGCTTATCCCAGCTTTTCATTGATTCAATCGGCGTGTTTGCGTTGGCTCCCCAGGTAACAGTTGATCCTTCCCAAAGTTTTATCTCTCTAATCTCTCGGTAACCGCTCTTATTGTCGCTCTTTACAATTTCAAATCCAACGCTATGCTCGTTAAAAACGCCTTCTTTGTAAAGCTTTATTACGTCTTTGCCGTAGCTGGTTTCGGTAATTTTAGAGGTAAAGCGCAAGCCTTTAGCGTCCTCCATTAACTCCATAGGCTTTGCCAATGGCATCAAAGGGTTATGCTGCAATAAGTGCATGATTCGATTGCGGCCCATTGGTCCGTTTTCGGCAACTGTCTTCTTGTAAGCGCCTGACACGATAACGTCGCCGTCGGAATCAATATTG